CCACTGTGAGATATGCCCTGTGTAATTGTGGAATTTACGGAATAGGTCAAAGTTATAATCTACCTTTTCATCGTTTTCAGTTATGTGGATGTCGTTGATAAAATCCAAACCCCACAACAAAGGTTCCAGCATTTCAGCCATCTTGCGGTTCATCTGCACGTTGCCCATCGGGTGCGACATATTGCCGTATTTGCCCGGTACGTTTATATGCAGGTACAAATCAACGGTTTCGCCTTTCAGCTCGGCAGCTTTCCGCATGGCAGGTAAGGAGTAAATCAAATCACCTGCGTTTCCGCTATGTATAATTTTAGGCATTGGCTTCTCTGTATAGTGTTTTTATGGCAGTAATCATACAATCACGGCAACTATCAATGTGATGCCCCTTTAATTGTAAATGAACCTCTTGGACTTTTGCCCAATAATCAAGTGGTATATTTAACGTGCCTGTCCTGTTTACACGGTCAACGTGTTCTTTCAGTTGTAGGCAAATTTCTTTTTGTTCGCGTGTCATCACTTTGTATGTCTTACGTATGCAATTAAATAACCAAAGCCAAACGAAATAAATGAAAATATTAAAATTTCAATCATAGGTAACGGTCAATTAAACTGCCACACACAGCAGACAAGGCAGCAAAGGGCAATCCCCACCACCCGGCAAGCGTAATGAACACGGCAAGGCCAATCCACCACGATAAACAAAACCCACACTCCCACGGTTTGTAAATCGGTCTGTGTGGTGTGCTTACTTTAAACATAAAGCTAATCACGGGTGGGAATAAGTACCGCGATAGCAGAACCGCAAATGCGGCAACGGATATGATATTAATTAAGTTCATTGTATCTCTCTTTTATTTGGGCTTTCAGGGCATTAATGATTTGACTGATTTCACGATAGTTTATTTTTGTGGCTTTGGCTATGCTGGCCATGCTGCGGTTTTCGTTGTAGAGCATCCATAGTTTTTCAACATACCATTCCGAGCGGTTAAAGTGTAACGATACCTCTTTGTAGTTGATTGCCTCACGGGCTTCCTGCATCCTGCGGTAATTGCTCTCGTCGTAATCCTCGGCCATATCGTCATAGTCATCGGGCAGGGTTTCATTGGTGCGTAGGTGGTCACGATAAAACTTTGTGTATCGGTTGCCGTTTACTGCATTTACACCCACCCGGACAAGGTAAAAAATCAGTGTGCCGTTTTGGTGCAGGTTGGTGATTTTCTCTTCGGACATCTCGCAGAGCAGTAACAAAAGATGCTGCTGTAAATCGCTTGCGACGTGCTTTCCTACTTTTTGGCAGAAGTCCGGCAGCCATTTGCTCATTGCTATCTCTGTTATGATTTGGGATTTCGTCACTCACGTTTTATTTTCAAATCATGCACCTTTTGTAACCAATCTTTCCATTGCTTTCGGTCACCATACATTTCGTGATGTTTGCGGCATAGGGCCATAAGGTTTTCAATGCGGTCAGCTGTCTTACTACCACCCATGCCACGTGCTTGTATATGGTGAATGTCATTTGCCACCGCACCGCACACTTCGCATGGGATAAAATCACCGGGCGAATAGCCGAAATGCTGGAAATATATTTTCGTATGTTTCTGCAACGATGCAAAGTTTGTGGAATAATTACCATAAATTTTAAGAATGTTGATAACTTTTAAATAAAATACTTGCATAGATATAAAAAACTATATTATATTTGCATCCATGAACACAGTATTTGAACAAGGCCATCAGGCCGCAGCAGAATTTGATGCTGATTTGCATGACGGCATCAACCCCTATCCGCAAGGTACTTATCAATTTAACGAATGGGAAAAGGGCTGGGCGTGGTATTTTACCATACAGAGCCGCATTGATTACGCTGATGCACAGCAAGAGCAGCAGAAATTTGTTGAAAATAATTTTGCAAAGTAAAAAGTAATTCGTATATTTGCGTATCGGAACAACACGACTGAACCCCGTGCCGAAATTAGGAAGACAATGACAAAGCATAACCAGAAAGACCTCACACAAGTAAAGGGCGGCTCACTTCCAGCCGGGTTCAACCTTGAAAGTGTGGGGTCTTTTGTATTTATGAATATCACAAAACCCAAAACTATCCCGGCCGACATTTGCAATCGGTGTCTGGAAGAGCTGGAAAACCAAATCATCCAGTTAGAATTTGAAAAACAGGCCTGCACTGACAAAGATTTACTTCCCGTTTACAAGTATGAGATGCACAAATTAGGATTGCAGCAGCTTTACTACACAGAATGTAAGCGTTTATTTATGAAAGGGCAGAACAATGGCTGAAAATAAAAAGTCATTTGTGCTATACTGCGACCAGCAGAATGTTTTTAAGATGCTGCCTGATGATGTTGCAGGTAAATTGATAAAACACATTTTTGCCTACGTCAATGACGAATATCCCGAAACCGATGATTTGATATTGCAACTTGCGTTTGAGCCGATTAAAATGCAATTAAAACGTGACCTGCGTGATTGGGAAGAGAAAAAAGACAACCGCAGCACCAATGGAAAAATTGGCAATCTCAAACGCTGGAACCCTGATTTATACAAGCAGGTAACTGAACAGAAGATTGACATTGATGAAGCTGTGAAAATCGCTGAGCATCGCAAAACATCGCATAGCGATATTAGCGAGTCGCTACGTGTCGCAAAAATCGCTGTTAATGATAATGTTAATGTTACTGTTAATGTAAATGATAATGATATAAATAATTTATTTGTTCAATTTTGGTCTGCTTATCCTGTAAAAACTGGAAAAATTCATGCAGAAAAAATCTTCAATAAACTTTCAGCAAAGGTGCAGCAGCAAATAATTGACCATGTGGCGGTATTCGCAAAGCACAAACCTTTTCCAACATATCAGCATCCTAATCCAACCACTTACTTAAACCAAAAGCGGTATTTAGACGAGTTGCCAAAAAATGACAAGTCAGCAAATGACAAAACTGCCAATCCAAAATGGCTGATTGCACATGGCGATAACATCATGCAGATTTGTGAAACGGAAGAGCAGGCAAAAAAGGCACTGGAAAATATCAAGTCGCAGTTGAAACATTGTCCGTATGAGGTTAGATTTGAAGCCAACTTTGTAAGTCAATACGAAAGGTTAGTATTTTGAACTACGCATTTTACAATATAGAAATTCCTGCCGGCAAGACATCAGGGGAAGTGCAGACACTCTGCCCACAATGCAGCCATACCCGGAAAAAGAAAACCGATAAATGCCTGTCAGTCAACCTTGATAAGAAAGCATGGTATTGTCAGCACTGCACATGGAAAGGTGCAATCATTGACCGCCCGGAAGTGGTGAAATACGAACTGCCGGAATGGAAAAACAACACCACGCTATCCGACAAGGTGCTGAAATGGTTTGAGGGCAGACGCATAACAGCAGCCACGCTCAACAAGATGCAAATCACAGAGCAGGTGGAATGGATGCCGCAGGTAAGTAAGGAAGTAAACTGCATCTGTTTTAATTACTTTTACGAGGGCCAGTTGATAAACACGAAGTACCGGGATGGCGCAAAGCATTTCAAGATGCACAAAGGTGCGGAGCTTATCCCATACAATATCGACTGCCTTGCAACCGCAAAAGAGGTGTGGATTGTGGAGGGTGAAATGGATGCACTCTCGCTAATTGAAGCAGGAATTGAAAACGTGATAAGTGTGCCAAACGGGGCCCAGCCAAATCTTACTTTCTTTGACCGCTTCATGCCTTCATTTGACCACATCGAAAAGATACACATTGCAGTTGATAACGATGCACCGGGTATCGAATTACGTAATGCTATTGCAGAGCGGTTTGGAAAGGACAAATGTGATTACATTGTTTTTGCTGACTGCAAAGATGCAAACGAATATCTGCTGTTGAATGGTTCATTTGCCTTGCGTGATGCTGCAAATAACTTTACAGAATTTCCAATGGTCGGTGTGTTCAGCATTACGGACTTCCTGCCTGATATTGAAAATCTTTACAACTACGGACTACCTGCCGGGGCCGATACCGGAATGTGGGGGTTTGACCAGCATTTAAAGTTTCACAAAGGATATTTGACCACGATTACAGGCGTACCCGGACACGGCAAATCGGACTTTCTGGACCACATCATTGTCAAGCTATTACAACGGCATGGCTGGAAAGGTGCATTTTATTCACCCGAAAACAGGCCAACGGAATTGCATATCAGCAAGCTGCTAAAAAAAATATCACAACGGCCATTTATGGGGCAAGACCGCATGACACAGGATGAAATATATGAGGCCCTGTATCTGCTGGAAAACAGCATTTATTTTGTCAAACCTGAAAAGGACTTTACTTTGGACAGCATCTTGTCAAAGGTTGCCGAACTCAAAAACCGCAGAAACATTGATTGGTTTGTGATTGATGCTTGGAACAAGTTGGAACACCAATACAGCGAAAGCGAAACAAAATACATCGGGCAGTCGCTGGATAAACTGGTGAATTTCTGCGAGCGATACAATGTGCATTGTTTTTTGGTGGCCCACCCCCGGAAGATTGCAAAACGTGACGGGAAAAACTATGACATACCCACGCTTTATGACATTGCCGGTTCCGCAAACTTCTTTAACAAGACCGATAACGGCATTACCGTTTACCGAAACTTTGACAACAACACGGTGGAGGTGCATATCCAAAAAGTAAAATTTAGCCATTGGGGGAAAGTGGGCCAGCAAAATTTCACATACGATTTACAAACAGGACTTTATATTGAAACAACA